GTATCACGTATCATCTGTAAATAGTAGTTGTAGTTAGCTATCAAGCTTTGAAGTTTACCGCCTCCACTACCACTTGTTATTTCTTGTATTGGTATTCTACCAGGATTCATGTCTCCGTCGGCCGTCATAGATCTACCAATAACAGAACCTGTTTGAAAGAACATGTTTAAAGCTTCTTGAGGATTATAGTTTGTTCCATTACCTAAGTCAACTTCAGCTAAACCATCAGCGTCAAGATAAACTCCATCTGGAACCATCCTAGACATAACCTGCTGTATTTTTAAGTGAGTCAATTGTATCATATCTGCAAAACCAGTAATACGACTAACTAAAGACTCAACTTTACCTTTGTATATTCTAGGCGCTACGATAGAATAATTCATTTTAACCTTAGTGTAATCACTTTTAGGTCTCATCATATTCTTAGACATTTCCCACTGTATAAGCTTATCACACCCAATTATGTAAGCTCCTTCGTAAAGACACTCGATAGACTTTTGCATTTTTTGAAAACCACCTTCCATATTCTCAGGCGGATTAAAACTGTCGTCTTTTGGTATTGCTTTTTCACCACCAGTGCTAGTTTCTTTAACCTTGTAAACATCATTCATATATGTTTTAAAGTTAAAGTATAGTATCTGAACCGTATTGTTATCTTGCTCTTTGTAAGACTCAAAAGCAGCTCTATGTCCTCCGCTTTTAGAAGCTATTTCTTCAATTTCTTCTTGATCCAAATGTGGGAATTGCTTTACTAACTCATTAATTGGTATGCTTTTTACTTCACCAACATAATATATATCTTCAAAATAAGGAGAGTCTGTGTGGGAATAAACTAAATCAGCTGGATCAACGTAATCAATAGTAACTCCTTCTGATGTGTTGAAGTTAGTTTTTACTGCACCAATACCTAGCACAGCTAAATCGTAGTAAAATCTTTTCTTAGTGTTTTCGTATTTATTTCCTTCTAGTAAAACATTTAAAGCTTGTTCTTCTGCCAGCTCAATAGCTTGCTTATATGTTAACTGCATGTGAAGAGCTAATTCTTCTTCATCGCCAGGTAGACTAGCTGGATCGTTGTTGTATAGATTTACGCCTAATTCATTTTTAGCAAAATCATTTAGCTCTTTAGATCTCATATCAGCTAAAATAGACTCCATGTATTCTGTTCTCTTCTGAACACCATTAGGATCTTGAGAGTAAGCTTTTACATCGTAAGTTCTTTCTGCAATACCATTTACTACAATATCAACAAACTTGGGAATAATAGGTACTGGTTTCCAATCTAAGTTTAGATAAGATAAATCACCGTTGATCGAAAGTTCATCTTTGTATTTTTCTATTGATTGCTCACCTCTAGCGTATAGTCTAAGCTTGTGAAAGTCACTTTGATTACCACTATACCTATTTGTTCTGCCCTGGTTTCTTGTTCTAGCATCTCCGTTTGAAGTGCCATACCACTCAGCTTCTATAGCTTTAGCTACTTTTAAACCATAATCAAAACTAATCTTTTCAAGATCACTTACAGCTTGACTTGGAAAATAATTACTAACTACACCTGTATTATAAGCCATTATTTATTATTTTAGATGAAAATCCATCGTTACTATATTTTGAAACAGTTAAGTTCAAAGGTTGTATTATTCTATCAGCGGTTGGCTTGTACAAGTTTCTATTGCAAGCCATAACAGCTAGCCCAGAGCTTATAGAAGCATCGTGCTTTGTTCTTTTGTTTATATTAAACTTTGCCCAGTCGTTAAGTGTTTCATTAAAATATACACTACCATAAGATCCGTCGCTTTTTACTCCAACGTGATCGTTGATATACATTTCAATTGCAGCAGCGTGAGCTTGCTTAATATCTTCACTAGAGTTTGGTATTCCACCAACTTCTTTTTCTGCAACAGATAACTTATTCCAAACTTTGTCAGGTCTGTTCATACTGAAACCTCTATATCCTCTACGTTTTAAATAGTAAAGTAATCTAGGCTTGTTGTTCTCTGCAAGCAGTGGCATACCATAAAATATTAATGACATTAACACGTCTTCAAAAAACATTTCAGCGGTTTGTGGTCTGGCAACATATTCTAAAAAAAAATGGTTTGCTGGCGCATCTTCCATTGAAAACTTAGTTAATCCATGTAAAGCTCCATTAGAACCTCTACCATCAACTGTTCCACTAATGTCGTAGCTGTCACAACCAAAAGCACCCATGTGTTCATTTCCAGGATACTTAATTCCATTTTTATTTATTACATTATTCTGAAGTCTAGCAGGCGGAACCCAACTTATTTTAAACCTACCGTTAGGATTTGGAGTAAAAACAACTTGTGAGTCTTTTATTCCGTTAACCCACTGAAAGCTACCTGTTGTTACCGACGCTGAGCTTCCAATACCTTCATTATAATCTATTTGTTCGTATATCTTAACTAAGTTAAATATACTATTTTTTGTTTCATCTCTAAACGCGTGTTCTTCTGTTCTTGGAAACTGACGATAAAACTCGTTTAAAGCATCTTGATCATCTCTTAAACCATCGACCTCGTTTTCCCAATGATTTATTACACCTACGTCTATTAGTTCACCGTCTGGTCCACAAACATCTCGTTCTGGAGTATTGAACACGGGCTGTCCATGCTCATCAATAAATCCTTCAAAGTTCCATTCCATTGGCACAAACAAAGAATATAAACCAGATTTTGTTTGACCATTTCTATTTCTTTTTTTGACATCGCTGTCGTTGTACAGTTTCTTAAAATTATCACCACCTTTATCTAAAGCATTTGACGTTGATCCCATCATGCATTTTCCAATAATTCTACTACCTAATCTTAAACAAGTTTTTGTAACTCGCCAGTTATTAAGTATGTTGTCTGGTCGTTCCCATTTACCACTCTCATCATGCACTAGTAGCGAAAGCTTTTCGCCATCATAACTGTTGTCACCTGTGTTCTTCCAGTCAATTGTAGTGTCAAGACCTTTTATCTCTTCTAGCTTCTCGTTAGTTTCTATTTTCTTACGAGTAAACTTACTCGCTGGAACACGATATGCTAGCTCAGACTTTGGTCTGTCCATACCGTCTTGAACTGGTTTGAAAAAGAAAGGATAGTTTATTGATATAGGTACAACTTTATCAGTAAACATCTTCTTAGCATCAGCACCACTCTTAGACAGTATACCGTATCTAGAGTCACTTGAAATGGTAGCTAAGTTAACGGTCTCCGCAGAGCTCATGAAAGAAAAACCAGAACGTCTATTTTTTAAGTAACACATGCCATAACACCTCTTATCTACCTTGCACGCTTCCCAAAATATAAAAAACAATCTATTTGCCTCTCTAAAGTTTGGTGCGCCAACGTCAATCTTGCTCCACTGTAAATACATATAGTGTGTACCTGTTATGTACGTAGTCGTTCCATTATTATTAAACCAAAAACCACCGTTGCGCTTGTCGAACTCTCCGTCGATGTACTCGTGCCATTGTTCTTTTTGATCTTCTGGATATGCCCTCCAGTCAAATATTGTTTTAATCTTCTTAAGTATCTCAGGCTTTTCAAGTTGTTTCCACTTTTTATCTTTGTTACTATACACATTTTTAGGAGGCTTAGGTAAGGCTATGTGCAATCCCTGGATGTTATATATTTCACCTATTTGGCCAGTGTCACTAAGTACAACAACATCATGCTCCTTGTTATAGCCTTGCTTCCACTTCTTACCTTTGTTAAGCCTACTTATTGTAGTCTTTTTTATTGGCTCTATTATTTCGTATAAAGTTTGTCTGTACATTACTTAGATCTACCTTCGGCAAAGCCTTTAAAAACCTTCTCTTTCTTCTCTTCAGTAACCTTACCCTCGAGTAAAGCTTCTTCTTCTTGTATACGATCAAGTATCTCAAAGGCATCGAAGATAGCGAGCTTTTTTGTAGCAGCAGCGTTCTTAAGTCTATCGGCAGTAATGTCATCATCACCATCAACAATAGCTTCTTTAGCAACTTTAATGAGCTCTTCGACTGCTCTATGTCCAGCTTGGATTATACTCTTCTTCGTCTCCTTGATATTCATATTTAATTGTAATAAGATTTGATAAAACTCTGTATAGCCTTTTTCCTTCAAAAACAAACTCACTATTTGTCTTTGGTCTATAACCAATAACGTCCCCAGTGTTAACTGTCCCATCAGAATACTTTACTACACCAACGTTAGGTTTTTCTAGCTCTGTGCTGTAAGCGTCTGTTTCTTTTATAGGATTAATAAAACAATAACCTTTGAAGCACTCCCACTTGTTATTGCTTTTCTTTAAAAACATTTGGTCGGCGTGTATAACGTATGTTTCCTCGTTGAAAAAGTTATTGCTGTTTCTTTCTCTACCCTTAACGTCGTGCCATCTTCTAAATACATTATGATGTACGATAACGGTATCACCGGGTAATAAATCTAGATCACTACCTACCATAGGGCAAGATACAATTATTGCTTCTTTGTTAACATGTTGATAGCTATAAACTTCAGTGTTAGTTATTAGCTCTTTGTCTCCAACCTTAGAAGTGTTCTTGTATCTTTCACCTTTAGGCTTTATTACAAAACCGTAGACACTTCGCATTAATATTCTAAGTTGTACTCTACGGAAACAGCCATATTTTTATTGAAGTCCTTCCAAGGTAGTATATTGTTTTTCTTTTTAATATATATAGAGAACTTATCTTCTTCTTCTATAATATCACAAATAGTATGACCACCATACACTTCTTGTCCAACAGAGTAGTGCATTGCGTCAATCTTATAATCCTTGCCAATGGTAATTTTACGAATCAGCTTGCTCATCTTTCTGTTTTCTAATAGATCCATCTTGAATGTTAATGTCTCCAGTTCCATACTGTTCTTTAAACTCCTCTTGAAGCTTAGCCAACATACCTTGTATTTCAAAAACTTGATGCAATAAGTTGTGCTTTCTAGCTTCAATAGCACCAATATCTGCTTGTGCAGTATTAATAGCTTTGACTAGTCCTTGTAAAGACTTTAGCTGTTCTTCTGTGATTCTGTCTGTTTGAGGTTTTAAGTCAACAGTTTTAGGTGTTTTTCTTTTTGCCATGATTTAATTTAATTAAATTAGTTATTATATAGTATTACTCGCTAGTAATAACAGTTACTACAAGTCTGATAAATTCCACTTTTCTTTTATAGAATCAATTACTTTCAAGCAGGCTGCGTCAGAAATCTCTTGATCCCAAAAAGCAAACTCACCTACATTTCCAGTGTAGTCGGTGCTGGTTGCTCCTCCAATAAACCTAAAAGCAAATTTTTGCATTGCTAATACGTCTGAGTTACCAGTGTTTTGAACTTCTGCACCATTTTGAGAGTACACAAACGTATGACCAGTTGTATTTC